CCCGTTAATACTTTTGCAAACATACCTATTTCTAAAGATATATTGTGTTTATCTTTTTTATATTTTTTAGGGTCGGTGCAAGGTTGGTCGTGTCCTTCATTAATAAGTTTTTGCACATGCTCACTAGGTTTAGTAACAAGTCTTGTGGTAAATATTAAGTTATAAGGTGCTTTAATATTATGGTTATGTGAGCCGCCTGTTACTTGTTTTACATGCTCATAAATCTTTTGCTTTTCATCAATACAATTAGGACCTAATATATGTACCTTATAAGGCATTATATTTTGTTTAGAAGAAACTAATTTAAATGTTTTTGTAATTAAATTTTTAACTAGACTTTCTTCAGGCACTATATCTTTGTAATGGTACACCTGGTATCTCTTTTCAAATATCTCGCTCATCATCATACATATATTTATGCTGTATAAATAATAGTATGATTTATAATGAAGTGAAAGATTTGTTTAAGAATTGTGATGAAACTCAATCAGACTTTGGTTGGACTGAATTTACACTTGAAGAATTAGGTTTACCCTCAACAGATGAAATATTAGAGGGTGTTAAGAAAATAGAACAAGAAGTAGAGTTACAAGGTTGGCGTACAAAACACGGTACACATCCTAAGTACAAAGGTTTTGGTTTAACTTACAATCCTACTTTTTTTGATAAAAATGAAAATATCTATCATCAAGTTTGGGGCTCACCTTTATTAGAACAATATTACGGTTTAGAAAAAGGTGCTGGTGACCATACTCAACTCAAAGATACTTACCACGATACTTTTGGATTTAGAAAAATAGATGATACAATTCAGAAACATTTAGGCTTCTTTTTAGATAGGTTTAATTTACATATATCTAGGAGTAGAGTTGCATACATTTTTGGTTATGGTGAAGAACCAAAAAAAGAAGGTGGTTGGCATGTTGACGAACCTACAAATCAATTATTAAGAGTTAATATTCCTATACAAACAAGTGACGAATATGTTATGCAATGGGATAACAAAACTTATCATTTAGAATTAGGAAAAGCATATTTGTGGAACACAAGAAAGCCACATAGACCGGCAGTTATTAAAAAAGTTGAAACTAAAGAACCTAGAATTAATATAGTTATGGGTTTAACGCCTTGGCTAGAATATGATAAACAATCAGATACATATAGTAAAGGTAAATACTTTGGCAAACCTGTTAAACAAATTGTCGAAGAGAAATTATTTGTAAAATGAACGCATTTGAAATACCAGAATTTAAATACAATAGTGAAGAATTAAAACAAGTCTATTTAAACAATGATAGTGAATGGGCAAAGTATGGCATCAATGAAAAATTAACATTGCATACACAATATGTTGCTAGTGAAAATCCAGTTATATTAAAACATATTCAACAAATTAAAAACTATAGTGATGTGGTTGAAAATGTAAAGTTCTTTAAGACACTTGTAAATGCAGGTGTAGGACCACATAGAGATAAAAGAAATGTGGCCATCAATATACCTGTTATTATTAATGAAGAAAGTTATGTAGTATTTTATGAGGCAAGTGAAGAATTGGATCCTGTTTTGTCTTTAAGTGATAAAAAAATATTAACAACAGCAAAATATTATAAACAAGAACAGGCACAGCCTGTTGAAACATTTAATTGTCAAAATGCTTTTTGTATTGACACAAGTAAAATACACGGTGTTTCAAATAATTCAAAAGAGGATAGAGTTATATTAAGTATTAGTTTTAAAGATGAATATAATGACTTTAACAAAATTAAAGAGATGTATGAGAATGGTGATTTATTGTGAAAGAAGTAACTCCTGAAGATAGTAATTACAGAATAGTATATTTGGACATAGTACACAGATGTAATATGGAGTGTGCTAATTGTTATTTACCAAATAGAGATTTTGCTGATTTAGAAACAGATAGAATTTTAGACTTTATCAGTAGGTTTCAAAAACCAACAGAATTTAGATTTATTGGAGGTGAACCTACTTTACATAAAGATTTGGTACATATTGTAAAACAAGTTAATGAAATGCCTATCAGACATAGAACCACTGTAGTAACAAATGGTCTTAGAATGGCTAGTTACAAATATGTAAAGCAATTAAAAGATGCAGGATTAAAAACAGTCTATTTAAGTATGACAGGTTTTGATGATGATGAAGTTTATAAAATAACAGACAATCTGGCTTGTGCTAATAAAAAAATGAAAGCACTAAACAATATTATAGAAAACAAATTAAGATTAGCATTAGGTTGTATTGTTATAAAAGGACTTAATGAACACATTATTGATAAGATTAGAGATAGATTGTTTAGTAGTGATATTAGAGTAGGTACCTCGGTAGAGTTTAGAAATGTAGGTCAAGTTGGTAGATATATGCGAGGTAAAGAAACAGATGAAAACTATGATTATGAAGATTTAAAAAATCTAATATTTAAAAAGTTTGATGTAAAACAACCTGAATTATTAGAGTTTGATGGTTATAGTTACTACTTACAAATAGGTAAAATTAGAATAAATATAACTGACTGGAAAACAGTAAATGAAGGATTTAGCGAACAAACAAATTCTATAAGAGGTAGATTAACACCCAATTGGACAGTGGCACCTTTCTTAGAACATATAAAAGAAAATGATGGTGGTTATTAATGAATAAACAAAAAACTTATTTAAGGTATGTATTTTGGCCTGCTCAAATTATTGCATTGATGGCCATTATATTTACATCACCTAATTGGTTGTTTTTGTTTTTAGGGTGGATTTTATTTTGTGGTTTAGGTTCTGCTGTAACTTTACATAGAGTTGTAAGTCATAAATCAATTAAAGTAAAAGACTATCTAAAAAAACCATTATTACTTTTAGCGACATTATGTATTCAAGGTAGTCCTTTATGGTGGGCAGCTGTTCATAGAAATATGCATCATAGAAATGCAGATAAAGAAGGAGACCCACATAGCCCTAAAGATGGTTTACTTCACGCATACATTGGGTGGATACACGACCCTAAAATAACTAATATTAGTTTAAAAAGTATAAGAGATATTGTAAGAGATAGATTTCATTTATTTATATCCAAATACAATAATCAAATTATTTGGTCAACATTTATTATATTAGGTATTATCAATTTAGAATTTATGTTGTGGTTTTGGTTAATACCAGCAGCGTGGTCATATCACCAAGAGTCTTTAGTAAATGTAATTTGTCATACAGCTAAAATAGGTTATAAGAGTTTTAATACAAGTGACAATGCTGTAAATATTCCTTTTCTTGCTTTATTAACTTGGGGTCAAGCATTGCATAACAATCATCACCACGATTCTAAATCATATAACTTTGCTAAGAATAAAAAAGAGTTTGACCCTAGTATTATCTTTTTACCTTTTATAGAGAAAAAGGTTTAGTTGTATCTGATATTTTTTTATAGATGATATGTTGAATAGCGCCGTTTGAAGTGCCGTTTGTTACTCTTTTCTTTTCATCACAAAGTATCCAACCAGGACTATATTCATTTGCCTGTTTAATCCATTTCTTTAAATAGAGTAATTTTGTTTCTTGTGAAATAAAGACATAATCTTTACTGATAGATTTACAATAATCTATCTGGTGGTCGTGTACAAGTTTAGATATAATTCCAAATGCAGGATTTTTCCATTCAAACTGTTTGTTTCTTAATAGACGATTGAATATTCTACTTGTGTTTGACGGCCATATATCTCTATCTAAAACAGATGCAAAAGCAACTATTTCATCTTTAAATAAAATGACTGTGATTTCTTGTAATTGGTCAAACTCTAAATTCTCAATCTTATAGTTGTCTTTTAGTTTATCATTTGACTGACTAAAAGATTCAAACAATTTAAAAAGTTTTTCTTTGTAAGGCTGATAAGATTTTTTATTTAAGACTTTATATTGACCTATATCATTAGGCAATATCATAATCAATCGTATTGTGTAGTTACAACCTCAACTTCTTCAGATGATGTGACAATAGCATTATCATCATTATATTGTAGTAAGTCTTGCATCACAGCATCCACTTCAGGTAGACCTCTAAATTCATTTTTAGCTTCTACATTTATAAAGTCAACAGTGTATGTTCTACTTAAACCATCATCCGAATTAGCTCCATAGTAACCTAAAATCTTACCAGAATCTCTATATTCTGATTTTTTAGATTCCATAACTGGTGTGGTAGGGAAAAAATCCACAGTCACATCAGGTCTAACAAATGTTAGTACAGTTCTATAAACAGTTTTTGACATATTAATATACCTCGTAGTTACTTATTATTTATAAAGCATAAATAACCAGTATAAATATTATTAACTATAGGAGATTATTATGGCAGTTATGATTGATGGTGTCGAATATGATGAAACTAAATTTAGTCCTGAATTACAAAACTATATAGTGGTAAGACAGGAAATTCAGTTATCTAAAATCAGACACCAGTTAGAGCTTGAGAAAATTGAAGTATTGACAACGCATTATAACAAAAAGATAAAAGAATTAGTAGAAAAAGAAACTGGTAAGTAGAAATGGCCGCAATAGCAAATCTAAGTATTGACCAAGGGGCAACTTTTACCTCAGATGTAACTGTTAAAGACGCAAACGGAAACGCTTTCAATTTAACAGGTTATACAGCTGAGGCAAAATTGGCCAAAGGGTATGCCTCAACTAGAACAAGAACAAGTTTTACGGCAACCGTAGCCGCTGATGCTTCCACAGGAGTGGTGACATTATCGCTAACGGCAGCTCAGACCGCAGCCTTAGATGCTGAAAGATATGTGTATGACTTAGAAATTACACAAACCTCTAGTGGAAATGTAACTAGGGTTATCGAAGGTATTATTTCTGTTAGACCACAAGTTACTACATAATTCAACTCTTTTTTCTTATAAATATAGAAGAGGAGAGAATTAATGCCTGATATTACAGCAAAAATAAATGTAAATACTTCACAAGGACCACAACAAGTTTCAGTATCCTTGCCATCTGCTCAG